AACAATTCATTCACAAACATTTTAGCAACACGCGCAGGACTATCCATGAGACTATCATCAGTCAAATCCATGCCAAGTGTTGTCATGATGGCGGTAAAGTGCTTTTCAATCTTCTTCACCTTCTTGTCTGCAAACTCACCTGTGTCAATGAAAGGCGTTTCAACACCCAACTCTAGAAGATGTTTATGCACCTTTGCCCCAAGTTCTGGGTCACACTTTCCCATCGCGGTACGAATTGCTGCTGCGTTATATCGTTGCTGTGATTTCATTTCATCTCCCAATAATGTTTCCAAAGACATAACAATGATTTCGTGTGGCAACTTTATAGCCACGGTTCATTGCTTCAATACATAAATCACCAATACCTGCATCTTCTTGCACATCCTTCGTGGCACCAACAGGCATCACCCATACAGCAGGCATGTTGTACTTACATAGAAATCTAATCGCATTCACATGATTGTCAAGTTCATTCCAGTTTTCTGTTGTACCATTACACACAAATTTTAAAATGGATGTGCTATTGGTTAACGTATACTCATGAATGTTTTCTGCGTTCACTACATGTTTTTCACCAGATACCGTGAACAATTTCGGACTCATTGCCCAATGCCAACGTGTTTTTCCTGATGAGAGGAATGGGAATTCTGAGCTAATGAAATTTCGTAGTTCATCAGAAATGGTTTGTGTGGCATTGGTTTCCACTGTGACAATTGCAGGCGCATTATTTCTTCGATGCAATTCACGAAGAATTTCCATCATCGCCTTTTGCTGCATCATGGGTTCACCACCTGTGAAGCACAACATGATGGGTTGTTCGGTTTTCGGATGAACGAATAATCCTTCTGGATTATGTTCACTTTTATTAGCGGCAATCAACCGATCAGCAATTTCTGCAGGGTTGGAGTCATGTGCCAGATGTTTGAAACGCTGTGACCAGGAATATGATGAGTCACACCCAAACTTCCATACAGGAAGATCATTGACACTTTTTACTGAATCCACATCAAACGTTTGAAATGGCAATTCATATGTGGATGGATCAGTTGGATTTTTTTGTCCGAAACCGTTACAATTTAAATTGCAACCAAAGAATCGGAGCCAAACAGAAGGTGTGCCTGCCAATTCAGCTTCACCTTGGAATGAATAGAAAATTTCAGAATAACGAATACGCATTAATCACCTCACATTAATCATTTATATAAGTATACACTACCTAATGGTAAATGTCAAGTACTATTCAAAATCTAAAACACCAACATCAATATCAACCACGAGTGGTATATCTATATGGTCAGCTTCATTGATACCCATATCATGGTCTAATTTCTGGAGATATTTTGGTTTCCGGGTGGGAAGTTTTTTATCCTGCTTATTATCATTTAATTCTTTATGAGCAGTTTCAGCCTGTGACTTTAAATATTTCACAAAGCTGTTATCATAACTTCCCTCATCATGAGCTTGACGGATAATGGAATCAATGTCTAGTGATTCAATATATTTGTATTTGGTTTGCAGATGCCGCTTCTCTTTTTGAATACGGCGAATAAATGCATAATAGGTAATTTGTGTAAAGTATGCAAATGGATTTGATGACTTCTTGGGGTCAAAATTATCCATGTAAATTAAACAATTTTCTATCGCATCGAGAATCATATCTTCTCGGAAACTGTAATTGATGAAATTACTTTTATATGCCAAATGATTGGCAATTTTAATAAAGCAATCACCGATGTAATCGGTAACTTGGGGGCGCTCCGCCGCGGTTAATTTTGCTTCTTCTACTAATACTTTGTAATTAATAAGGGCTTGAAAAAATGCCTTATTATCAATGTAGTGTTTACTTTCGTTCTTCGCTTTCATTATTGTCATCCTCATAAACAGGGTCATAATCAACATCAACTATATTCAATTCACCGTTTGACATTTCTCGGAATAAGTCATCAACAGCTTCGGACCGTAATATTGCATCTCTCGTATGTGATGCTTGAGTAAGATAATCAACATACTGGCGTTTGACTTCACTTTTTATATTCCCTATTGTCATAACAACATCAACACTTACTGTAAATTCTTCACTGTCACTCAACCCAATCCATGGGCGCATAAGAAACGATTCTCCAACGATATGGCGCCCCTTGCGTGTTTCCTTGTGGGGGATAACTTGAACGGGTTCATTAATTAAAAGATATGATGTGGATGATATTGATTTAACATCGGCATCCATCGTACACAGAATTGTTTCACCAGTTTTTAATTTAACAATTTTGTAATACCCTTCATCTGCTTTAGACATTTATTGGGACCGTAATGAGTTTATAATTAAATCCTTCCTCATTGTATATCTTCACTCTCTCAATTAAATGTAACAATGTAAAGTTCTTATGAGACTTCCACGAAAGATTATCACCAATATCATACAACTTACAAACTGCTTTTTGTTCTCCGAGCCGTAACCCGCGACCAATACTTTGTAGATTCCTGATGCGTGATTTTGTAGGTGATGCAAATACTACGTTATGGAGGTTTCTAATATTTATACCTGTAGAGAAGGTGCCGTAGGACGCAACAATGATGGCATCTTCTTGAGTCTCGGTAATCGCACGGATATTTTCTCTATCCTGAGCTTCCACACCGCCATGCACAAAAAACACCTTTCTTCCCGCCGCGGCTTTTTCCTGTAATAATTCATACAACACCTTTCCATGCTTCTCAACATATTGAAATAACAACAACGTATTTCCTTTTTGGTCAAGTACGAGATTCTTGATGAAGGTGTTTCGTTTGGGGTGTGTGACTATCCAATCAAGTTCTTGTTGATATGTGAACTTCTTCGTAAGGTCTTTTTCTTCATTACTATAATCTAACTGAATACAGCGAATCTTTAAGTTTGCCAATTGCTGGGCATCCATCAACTTCTTTGTTGTTGTGACTGCATGCACAGATCCAAACAATCCTTCAAGCACCAACTTATGGGTCTTTGTGCCATCAAGTGTTCCTGTTGTGCCAATTTTAAACGGAGCCTTTGTACACTTATGAAGAATGGATGTCAAAGATTTCGCCTTGAATAAATGACACTCATCACCATAGATGACATCGAAGTTTTCAAAAAAGCTTTTGGGCATTTTGTAAATGCTTTGCCACGTGGATATTGTTATGGGATAATCGGTGATTTTTTCTTTCCCTGCATAGACGCGAGTGCAATACTCTGAGACTTTCCAATCTGAATTTGTTGCATAGTCAGCAAAGTCGCCATACAACTGTTCCACTAATGATGTTGTGGGGACAATGATGAGTTGGCGGCGTGCATATTGTAAATGCCACCGAATCATCGTGTAAATGATTAAACTCTTACCACTCGCAGTAGGAGAAAGTAAAAGTGCTCTATTATTGCGAATAGTCTCACGAACTGCATCCACTTGATAATCACGGATTTCAATTGGCTTACCATTCGAATGATAGTTCAATGTTTCAATAAAACTGTCAATCTGTGATATATCAATGGGATTTGCTGGAATATTGTTAATGAACGGGTATTCGTTTATACGGCAGAATTCTTGTACATATTTGAGTAACCCGACATATAACTCTTTGGTGAACACACTGAGGAGACGGATTTTCCCATCCCAGAGCTTTGCCCTGTACTGTGGGGTAAATTGTGCTCCAGGAACAGCAAATGTGAAGAAATCATTCATTTCCAATAAAATAGATGGGTCTGCATCAATCCGAAGATACACCTCATCTTTTTTGGTAACTGTTACTGTCACATTCCTCCGTTGGTAAACTTCGCCCAATCAATACTGGATTTGATATCCCAGGTTCTACTATTGATACTTTTGATGATTTGTTCCAGCTGATATATCACAGTTTTTAAATATTCAATTTTGTCTACCATGATAATCATATCTTCATCGGTCTGTATGACATCATCCATTTCATTTTTGAGCGGGCGATTATTAAGATATTGTTCCCACCCTTGCTCTGTTAATTCTTCGCGGGTCATCTCACCACGATAATATCTATTCTTCAACTTACGTAAACGAAGATAATCGGTGTCAGCCTTTCGAAACTGAAGGCGAACCGTGGTAAGTAATTTTAGGTATTTGGCATGTAATTCAGGAACGCGAGCAGCAGCTCTTCCTAAATTTGTTTGGTCAATCTTACAATCTTCAATCCACATATCTTGCAAATCATTCAGTTTCATAATCACCTCTATAACGGTTACATTATATAAGATACACTATTCGGAATGGTTTGTCAAGTGTTATAATAAACTTTCCACTGTGAATGACGTATACTTGAATACCGCAGACGCGGTAAAGTATTGTGTTTGCCCATTTGAAATATCAAAATCCACACCTGATAAAGATATTGGAAAACAATCTTTAAAATTCATTTGAGCCACAGCAATGTTATTTGAACTCATGATCATTAATGAAGCATCACTGTAATCAGTGAGGTCGGATTTTCTTGTTGTAACCTCTCCACTGGGGTTAATGGTGGAATCACGGTATGCTTGTTCCGAGGTTCTTTGTTGGAATTGATAGGAATTCTCTGGAGACCCTAACCCACTGAGCCAATTATATAGCTCACTGTAATTTTGCATATCTTCTTGAATTAAAAATTGGATGTTTAATTCACCAAATTGAAGTTTCTCACCAGGACGGGGAATATCAACCAAGGAGGTGTATTGTGTGATAAACCCTAAATTTATTGTGGGGATGTTTGCTGCTTGGCAAAAATATGTAACTTGGGGCAGTCCCTGAATAAGGAAACGGAACCCACTAGGGCGCAAATAATTCATTTGCTCCGGTTGACGATTCACCCATTGTATTTCAGGTATATCTGTTTTTGCGGTTGTAATAGACATAATGATTGGTAAAAGATGTTACACAAACCTACTTGACCAGCACTTGACAACGTGGTATAATTACTATGTTGGGTTACAGTGAATAATAACTAAAACTAATTGAATACTGCTTAAAGTATTTATACACTGTACAAGACCGAATAGAATACACCTGCTGCTAATGCTAGCGGAAAAGGAAAGAGAGAGCCCCGTGAAGGACTCTCCCTTTTCTTTTTTTATTTCCACCCTACCATCTTAGAGAAGGTTTGTGACCTTCATTCTACGGAAGTAATGGTTTGTGTTAGCTGTGAATGTGCTGCCGTCTGCCGTACCGTTGCTTGTACCATCTGTTGTTACGAATGGGTTTGAGACCATGCCATAACGTGTCTTGAAGCCAATCTTCGGCTGGAACGTTGTTGGGTCAATGGCGCGAACCATCTGCAACGGAACATATGGGCAGTAGAAGATACCTGCGTCGTATGCACTTGTACCCTTGTATCCAACGACTAAGAACTGTGATGCTGAGCTCGTGTTTGCTGAATATGGGTCGATGAACACCTTGTACCGACCATTCAACATGCCGGCATATGTGTTACCAGTGTCATCTGATGAAAGA